TTAATAAGATAATATTACTTCTCTCGCGCGTATAGATAAATAAGGTATTAGTATGATTTTTGACGGTTATATTATCTTATTGAAACTTTTTTACATTATTAATTGCGTTTTTTTGTGGATTTGACGGGAAAAATGACGGAAAATGGCTCTTATTTTACATCGTTAATAAGATAATACAAGTTTTCAATAAGACTTCTCAATAAGACCTCGGTTTCAATACCCTTTCGTTGAAGTTCTTTTTCTGTCCTAAAGCTTCTCCAATAGCTCTATCGAGTGGCGAATCTGATGTCAAAATGTAGTAGTGAAGCGTCTCGAAACTTGTGTCAAGTCTATCGATCCTCCCCAAAGCTTGCTCGAACATTTTGTACGAATAGGTCAAGCTGTAGAATATGACGACGTTTGTCTCTACACAATTCCAGCCCTCAGACCCGGAAGCATATTGCACAAGATATACCCACGAGTCACTGGAAGGGATAGGTTCGTGCTTATGACCATTCCATTCAGCAACCTCATGCTCCCCACTAAGCTTCCGCAATTCCTCCAACTCGTAATCGAAGTTATAGAATATGATTGCCTTCCTGTGCTCTTTCAGCAAAGCCCTGATAGTAGAAAGCCGGGATGGGTCTTGATTCATGATCCTCCGCAAGACCACGAACAATTCAGAGATCTGCCGAATAGGCCTGTTCAAGAAAGGGTTCCATCTCGTCTTTATAGCCAGATTATAACGAGTCTTGTCGTACTCTACAGGAACCGTGTGCATCACTCTCGTCGTATGCTTCTTGTAAGGCATCTCTACCAATATCTTGTCCCTATACCTCTCCAAAACTTTAGTGTTCACATACCGATCGATCTTCGGGAATTTGCTGTAATTGTTAAAGACGACATGAGATTTGACGAAGTGCGTCCTGTTATGGAAGAACCCGTTCGCAAGAAACACCGGAACATAATCCATCCAAGTATCCCCAGGAGTAGCACTCAACAATATCCAATGGTTCTGCTTAGCGATCTTGAGGAAAGCCTTTGTCCAGGCCCCGGATCCTACGAGTCTCTGCTCGTCGAATATGAAGAACGCACCCTTCACATCCTTGTACTTCCCAATGTTATTCCAACTGTCTACAGTGAGCACCCCGCCAAGACTAGTGTCTTTAGTCCTTCCGATCCCAAATATGGCTGCTTCTCTGGACCAGTCTAGAGAGTCCCGCTTCTTGGCAGTGGTTATTACATATATATCCTTCGGAGCTTCTTTCTCCATGTAATATGCTATAGCTACTTTGGTCTTTCCCGAACCAACTCCACCGTTCAAGATGGACCCGTTCTTCAATTCGCCAAGAGCTTTCTTCTGGTGCGGATATAGACTCATACTATCTCCAAAAAATTTAAAACCATAAGACCGTGTTAGGGTCTTAGAGGGTTGGTCGAGAATGGGGATTGGGCGGTCAGTCGTTCATAGCTGATGCGCGTAGAACGAGTTTAGATCCTCAAATCGTGCTGCGATTGCGTTTGACAAAGCATCTTTAAAACGCTCGGGCTGGTTCTCATAATGGGCCATCCAAGAGGCGGTTATGAGTACCATATTTTCCGGGGTTGGCTTGAGCTTGTCTTGCTTAACCTTCAGCATGATCAGGTTCTTAACTGTCTCGTTTACACGATTCTGCAAGATATTGGACATGATGGTTCCTTTCGGTTGGGTTCTCATTATAATCCATGTTTCCCACGCGAAAGACAAAAACCATAAGACCGTGTTAGGGTCTTAGAGGGTTGATTGAGTTACTTGTTGGCGGGATGTTGTGTGAGGAGTTTCACTTGCACCTCTGAGATCAACAGAGTGAGGGCGAGCATGTACATTGACTTTGACAACGAATCGTCAGTATCTTCTTGCCAAGACTCTCGGGTAGCCAGCATCAAAGTGTACTGGTTTTCTAGAGTAATTGGATAGTTGTGTTCTGACAAAATCGAGTCGAGTTCGGCCATGATCACGCCCTTCATCTCGGTCAAGGTGGTGGGGCTTGTGTGGAATTCGGTCATTTCATTTCCTTTCGGTTGGGTTCTCATTATAATCCATGTTTCCCACGCGAAAAGCAAAAACCATAAGACCGTGTTAGGGTCTTAGAGGGTTGTGAGGTCAGTCGTTGGTGGGAGTGGTCAGACGAGCTTGTGGTAGTACTCGGCGAGATCTGCATACGTCTGAGCGTTGCGAAGCTCTTCAGCGGTGAAGTCATCCTCGCCGTAATTCTGCATTTCGCTTTGCAGGACCATGCAAATGGATCCTACAATGATATACATGTTTCGGTTGGTTGGCTTCATCTTGTTGTGCTTGGCAAAACGGATGATGACGTCGGTTGGGTTCTCGTGCAAGTACATTTCTGGACAAGTCTTCTTGAACATTTCAGTACCTTTCGGTTGGGTTCTCATTATAATCCATGTTTCCCACGCGAAAAGCAAAAACCATAAGACCGTGTTAGGGTCTTAGAGGGTTGTGAGAAGAGACGATCGGGTGTTGGATGATCAGAAGCTGCAGTAAAGCTCCTGTATTTTCCGCATGGATAAGGCGATCTTGTATGTGCTGCGGTTCAATCCGGTAGGAGTACGATAGTCGAAGGGCTCGTACACGGCAAGACTTTCTTGCAAATGCGTGATAATCTTCACGCGGTTTGCGGGGGTGTCTTCGATGTCGAACTTCGAGATGTACTCTTGGATGTGCTCAGCGACTAGTTTGTCGGCTGTATCCATGTCAAGATATTCGGTGCTCATATTGAGGTAGTTCTTGGTCATGATAGTTCCTTTCGGTTGGGTTCTCATTAATATACGTGTTTCCTACGCGAAAGGCAAAAACCATAAGACCGTGTTAGGGTCTTAGAGGGTTTTGGAAGGGATCGATGGTTACGGTTGGTTGATGGAGACCAAGTTGCGAACATCTTCGATCAGCATCGCCAAGAATTCGTTTCGAATAATTGCTCTGTTCAGGTTGGAAACTGGCATGGATTCGTACGCCTGGTATGCGATCACTATTGCGACGATGTGGTCGGTGTACGAATCCGGATTCAGTTCCATGCTTGACATGACAAAGTCGACTCGCTGCTTGGCGACAATCTCGAATTGCTTTTGGGCTTCGGTCTTTTCAGGCATGATGGTCCTTTCGGTTGGGTTCTTCCATCTAATGCAATGTTTTCCCCGCGAGAGTGGCGTATTCGATTTCCAACTCAGTAAGGATCCGAATATATGCGTCTTTAACCGGTCCCTTATCCAGAAACATAGCCTGCTTAAGCATATATAAAGTCGCCAGATGATACGCGCTCATAGACATGCCCAAACCAAGTTCAATGGCAACATCTTTTACAGCTTCACGAACATCTCGCCTTAACAAGATATCATTGTCACTCATATTATCTCCTAAAAATTAAAACCATAAGACCGTGTTAGGGTCTTAGAGGGTTGTGAAAAGGATTAGTGCTTCAGGGAATTGATGTACTGCGTGAGCAAGTCATCGTGGTTAGCTCTTGCCGTCTCATTTCTTGACGAAATCCAGAGGTACAGAAGTACTCCTGCGATTCCGAGTGGGATGATGGCGGATACGGGCATAGCCACGACGATGTTGTTCGTAGGCATGATGGTTCCTTTCGGTTGGGTTCTTTCATCTAAACCCGTGTTTTATACGCGACATCTATGCAGGGGGCAGCCAGGTGTTGAAACCCGCTTACCCCCTGCACAGATATGATGCTAATTGGAAGGAATTTGCTTCACAAGTGTCTCGAGACCTTCGAGAATATCGGAGACGGTGGGATCACTGTCAGCAATCTCGAAGCTGCGATTGAACGCACCGTTGGTGTAGACGCGACATGAATCTACAGTGCCGCCGTCTCGAGTCGTATTAGTTACCTTGACTACCCAATCACCGACAAAAGCAGCAGTCTGTCGCATACTAAAAGGGCGATTGACCTTCACCTTGACGTATGGATTACCGATACGAGCTGGAGTGTTCCAATTCTTAGCGTCCTCCTGATTCAAGGTCTTCACCTTGCCATCACACCATTCGGCCACGAAGTGTAAATTGGTTTCGGTAACCTGAACCGCGTCAACATAGAACGTCTTGCGCATGAAACGGTTGATCTGCATGTTATTCCTCACGTTGTTCGTAGGCAGCATATTTCAATTCCAAGGGATCTTCATGGATTGTGACATACAAGCTTTGGAGATATGCTCGAATACCAGACCTCCCGCTAACGTTCCAGTTGTATGGACGGATAATAAGATCGACGTTGATAATATCCACCCAGTCGAGAATCTCGATATCATCTTCAGTCAGATTGGATCGTCCGCTGCTCGTCACAAGAGTAACCCGGGGCGGTCGACCCTTCGTCTTGAAATTGACGGCAACTTCCAGAAATGCCTGGCGATGTTCCTCCCCTGGCTTAGGCTTGAAATAACTCACATTCCAGCCGTCCTGAGCCATCGCCTCTGCAAGATCATCATCGAGAAGAACGGCGAAGTTACGGTCACCCTCCCGATTATACAGACCCTCCTTGCCAGCGAAATTCCGAAGGGTGATCTTCACATTTTCGAGAACTACGGGCTTAGTTGTCAAGGACATCCCAAATCTCCTTCATAATCTTGCCAGCCTCATCCATTCCAGACACACGTGCCTTCTTATAGAAGAGCTTCTCCTTAGTTTCAGGATCCTTGTGGTCTTTGAACCCGATCTCATTAACAGGGATCATTTCAACATCGATGGTCGCCGGCTTCGGGAGTTTAATCTTCGGAGCATAATGGAGCTTGAAATCCTCTGCCGTCATCCAGCAATTTGTCGGGGTGATGAATGCCCGCTGCTTCCAGCCCTTCTTTGTACGCTCGATAGCCAAGTCCACTGAATTGATGACGACATAGCACCCAACGACCTGGTCGAATGGAAGTTGCTGGAAACCTTCCGGAAGAAGTGCCAACGCCAAAGGCCAGGTATTCCCGTCAATCTGGAATGCCATAGTTACGAAACGGTCCATTAATTTGCTCCTTGATCTACAAAATCATCGAAATTGCCGTACTTGGAAATTGCTTCTACTGCATCACTTACAAGGTTGTCGAAATATAGATAGTCGATCAGTTCGTCCGATAGCCACAATTTCAGTGCTGCATCAGCCTCCATCCACAAATGATTTTTGGTCCCGGTGACGGCGAAGAACTTGCCATCCTTTACCCGGTACAACATTCCACCGCCGGCTTCCTGCTTCACAGGGATGAACCTTCCGATCCTCCCTACGAAATGCATACCTTCGGTCGCCAATGGCAAAGGCCTGTCGAACTCGAAATCCAAATACATAGCCCCTTGCGAAACTTGCTTCGTCTCGAACAGATCCTCAATATCCAAAGGCTCTTGACTGAAGAGCTTCTTGAATACGTATGGGTGCTGGAATTGCGCTCCAACTGCAGTCCACTTGCCGTCGAGCAGAGCAATATAAACCGCATCGTTCACAAGAGCGATCTTGTCGTAGATGCATTCCAGCTCGAAGTCGTACCCATACCTCTTGCCGAATTCGGTGATGAACTCGACAATCTCCTCCGTTGCATTAGGGATCTTGATCGAATCTGTCTTGATATGGATTACCTGGAAACCTTGCTCTTGAACCGCGTGTTTCAAGTCGATCATGAACAAGGCCCCACGCTTCGCCACAATGTTGTCGATGTTTCTAGGATCCATGAATATGTTCTTGAACTTCGCCGAAGTCAGACCATAAACGGTGTTGACTACGATCTTGAGAGCATAGGAAAGCGCATCCGCCTGTTCCGGATCAGACAGATATGGTGCTAGCTTCCCGTTCAGCATCCGCTTGGCTTCTTCGTAATTCTTGTGCTTGATAGCCAGCCTAGCATCAGTCAACGCTACAAAATTCGGAGTATATGGGCCAAACAGGTTCAGCATCTTGATCGAGGTCGGATGCATGGACGCTACGTCGAGAACAGCTACATTCGAGTAGATGCCCGGCTCGGAATATACGTATCCACCTTCTCCAGTAACCTCGCCACGATATGTGCTGACGCCGGCTTCGTACTTGTACCCCGGAAACATCTCACTGAGATCTGTATAGACGAACTGCTTCTGCGGATTTGCCTCATCACCAAATATGATTGCCGCGGTATGCTTCCTAGTCGTGTCGTTGACGCTCAGCCCGCTCAGCTCGCTCAAGATCTGTCTTGCAACGAAATCTTGCTTGCGATCCTCGAATACGGCTTCTGTGGAAATAACGTCATTCACACAATATGCGACTACCTTGTCCCAAGCTTCTTCCGGGACAGGCTGATCCCATGGAAACTCGAGCTCTTGATGGAATATACCGAGATCGATCTGGAACTTCTTCAAGCCCTGCTTCTTAGAGCTGAAGTCGTAAATATCGGTGTACGAGAGGTTGTAAGCCTCGCCGAACATAGCCCCCAGACCGTCATTGATGATCTTCTGACTCAAGTTGTACAACTGGGCATTGTCATAGCCGAGAATTCTTGCATACAAAATATGATTGTCGTACCGCCGATTATTGAAGCCGACTAATTTCAGACCGAGCATTTGCTCAACATCTTGGGGTGATGGGTTCACCATACGTACGACAGTGTCCGAGCCCTGGAACTTCCAACAGACTACAAACAGATTGGGATATACCTCGACATCGAAGAACGCCAACCGATCGTCCTTAGGCTTTGGAGCCTCGACTTCCTCAGTTTCAGACTTGAACTTCATCTGTTGGACAGTCTTCAATGCAGCCAATGGCTGATGAGTGCTATTGTTGGCGAATGCAACAATTGTGGATCTGAGGTCCGTTACATCGTATGTCATCCCGGAAGCATAAGCATCCTCCAAAATCTTGTGAATGAAGTCTACAGAGGATTTGGTACCGGGATGGATCTCTTTTCTAAGGTTCCTCTGGATCAATTCTCGAAGACCTTTTTCTGACTGAATTGAATTAGCAGGCAACATTTTTCTCTCCTTCAATGGAAGGCCACCCGATATGGTTCGAATCGGGACATTGTTGCATTTAGTGAGCTTCCTCCTCAATGATGAATACCCGAGAAGAGTCTTCACTTCAATGCCTTCGTCATACCGAGAAGCAAGATCCTCAACTGCACCGTCGTAAATATAATGCAGATGAACACCTTGACCGCTCTTGCTCAATTCCGCATATGTTGCCGGCCAAGAGCTTGCTGCTTTTAGATTTAGCTCAAGTGATTTGCTTCCGTCTTCACCAACAATATCGAAATCGATCACTATATGGTTTCTTGGAACAATAACGTAATGCAATTGCGTCGTATCGATGGATGATAGGGACGTTTTCACATTCTCCCATCGTTTGCCTGGGTATCCTTTCGAATTTGCATACTGAGCCGCGCAATCTTCATACTCCCTGTCAAATATAGAAGCCGTCTCTTCAAGAACCAACGAGAATGTCTTGTCTTCTTTTGATTCGACTTTGAATTTATTTGCTGTGAAACTACTAAATACACTTCGAACTTCTACTCCATTGACAATTCCTCTGGTCTGGAAAGTCTCGAAGTAGTTTCTGAGCTCTTCACGCACCTTGTACTGGGGCAGGGGCTTGTCCACACCAGTCTCGGAACAGTACTCCTTGTACAAGGAATATGCCTGCTTCAAGCTTACTGCGTCTTGAGTCTTGAACAGGTCGTAATGAGCCTCAATGAAATTGAAGAAAATATCGGTCTGGAACATCATCTCGAGCGGACGGTAATTACTGTACCGGTTCCTCCCGAGCGTCTGATAAACATCCAGACAATGCTGTGCAATAGCCCCTAGCTCGAAATCGATCCTGGCCATCAACGTGTGATAGTGATTGACCGGAATCTTCTCTCCAGAAGGATGCACATCGATGAGCCTGCGGATAATGCCAGACTTTGCATCAGATATACGAACCGGCTGATTTGTTCCCATGAACAAGAAAGCATTAATCCTAGCTGTGTAACTAGGCTTGAACTTCTCGTGCATAGTCATATCTTCGTGGGCAATAATCGAGTTCAACTTGGTATTGTCATCGATCTTCGACAAGTCCCCATCATGTTGGATCGCAACTAATGGGTTGTGCCGAAAAGCCTCAGTAGCAAACTGGTTGTTGCTGCTGCCAAGAGCCTTAGCCTCGAAATATGTGGTGTAGCCGACAAACAATTTCTCGATAATGTTGAGAATAGTGGATTTACCAGTACCAGCAGGACCGTAGAGGACCAGGAACTTCTGGATCTTCTTAGCGTCTCCAGATATAACCGCCCCGATAGCCCATTCGATCTTTTCGCGCTCTTCTGGAGAATATAGAGTCCCGATCAATTCGTCCCAAGCGCTGCAGTCGCCGGGAGCCATCGAATATGGAAGTCTACGACTGACGTAGTCCTGCTTCGTAACGGGTGTATCGAGGAATGTCAGCTTCTCATCGAGAGGATGCGAGTTGTCGCTCAAGTTGAATACGAACTTCTTGAACTGGCTCCAGACGTTGTTGTTGAACGTCCTTACACTTTTCACAACATGTGGAATACCTGTATATGCAGTCTTCTGATCAGCATATGCATATAGTTCCTCATCAACGATTCGCTGGACATCATACTCATCCGTAGACCATAGCCCTAGCTTTTCGTCCCAGATGGCATAAAAGCTTTTCCCGCGGATCATCAAATCTTTGGAACGACCAACCTTCCAGTCAGGAAATACTTCGACAGAGCCATCCTTCAATTCTTTGGTGCTGATCTGGTAGAAATCCACACTTACCTCCTTATTCGTCCAAGAGATAGGCGTTGAGTTGGTACCAGATCTCAACCTTTCTCTGATCTTCTTTGGGATGGTTCAAAGGAAAGAACCCGCCATAACCATTCCACCCGTAACGCCTATCCATCACGCGCTTCAATATGAACTCGACTTTTGAAGCTACATTCTTGTCGAAATTCTTATCGGTGGTTTCGGCCATGTGGATTCCTGCGTTGCTCAGCATCTCCCAGAACCAATCCCTAATAGTCCCCCCATCTTCGAATGCTGCTCGTTGAGCCAAAGCGATCAACATCTCTAGTACAGAACAGTCCATCTCGAGCCAATTATGATCCGGATCGTCGATATAGCACATGTCGACGAATTCCTCGCGAAGGTACTTCCCTTCATCGGCTCGATTCTCATCCATAAATACGGACCAGTAGAATGGTGTCTTGTACAAGAGCTTGACCAGTTCCCAATGGGTCCTGGTCGGTGTTTGCACTTTGACTACGCCAATGTTGCTGTAAAGCCAGATCAGATATAACTCATCTAATGGCTTGTCATGAATCTTTCCCATCAGTCATAATCTCTGAATTTCAAGACCCTCGAACGATCGTCATGCTGAAAATATCCATGAACAATCTCTGCGTAAGATCCTGGGACTCTACCGATGCAGAAATCAGTCTCCAATTCCTCGTTACGGACATATACGGTATCCTTGTTATCCGAATAATGCCCGAACATGCTTAGATGCTTGACACCCACAATCCCGTCGACATCCTTGATCGGAACACTTGTGCCATCGTCTAGAACATCGTCCTTCTCGAAATATGTGAAGTCGATCTTCTCGTATCCACGATCATTCTTGTGGAATTCAACAGCAGTGATCAAATATGGTTCGTCCGAGGAACGCTTCGACACCATCGTCTCGAAATCTTCCACATCGATCGATGCAAGAACGGCATCATCCTCGGCAGCACCATCGACAACAGGCTTTCCGTTGGGCTCGACAGAATATTCGTTTACCATCTCCTCATATTCGGCGATAGTCTCGGGTTCGACATCTACCGGACGAGCAACAATCGTAGGCTTGACAAAAGACTCCACCTTTGACTGCTTGCGCAACATGCGGTCATAATGCTCACGTACTTGTTCTACCTCAGCATCAGCCAAAGCAATATACTTCGCCTCGAGCTGATTGCGAAGAGCAAAATATGAAGCTACCCCGCCCAAAGCAAATGAAACAACAGAAACGCCGCAAATCAAAAGTTTCGTATTCATGTCTCTCCTAGATCTTGTCGTAAATTACTCCGTCGACATTGAAGTCGAGAAGAATGGACCGTTCATCCCCATTCACAAAGCTGCGAGCGCGTTCCTTATCCGCGTCGTACATTCCGAAATCAACATAGTTGTCATTGTCCTTTCCGATGATCCATCCAACAACACTTCCGGCCCGAGACCTCGGAACGCCTAGCATGTCGTAAACCTCGTTCAAGAAAATATGACCTCTGCTCTGAAGCATGTCCGTCGCGAATTGTTGCTGACAACGCAGGAAGATCAGGTTATACTCTGGTGTCTTGCACCAGTTCGGATTCCCTTCGTCGAAGAAGCGAGCATAACCTGAATATTCTGAAGGACTTGCCTTGACGACCTTTCCTTCTGAAATATCCTCTTTGACAATACCGGCAACATCTCGAGCCGTCTTGCGGTACACGTCGAGTTCCTCACGCTCGCCGAAAGTTTCTCGGACATTGCGCCGATAAGTGTCGAATGTCTTCTCGATAGCTGCATAGGCTGCAGTCAAAGCTGCATTCCTGCTGGTGAGAATATGGTGCGACTTGGTCAGACACGCAATGCTGAAAGCACCCAAAGCAACCGCCGGCCAGTACAGCTTCATCAAGTCCACAGCCACACCGGTGTAAACGTAGACGAGATCCTTGCGATAGTCGTCATCGGAATATTCCGGGCTGTCCATAGAGCGGACTTCCTGGACAATATCCTTGCGCTCCTTGTACTTATCGATTACAACGCTGGCCTTAAGCGTCGCGGAAGATGAGAGAACAACCGTCCCGATCATCCCGGTCACGCCAACGCCGAATAGGATCTTAGGTGCATTCTTCGCCAAATATAGACTCATGGCCCCATACTTGAGCTCGGCCATCTTGATCACGGGTGTAACTGCAGTGCTAATAGACATTTATTGGTCCTTTCAGTCAAGCGGTTCAGGATCGGGAAGACTCAACATATATCCATTACGGACTCTTTCGACTCCAGATCCTTGAATATTAGTCCAGCCCCATTTGTTGTCCACAAAGCTGCCTGTCATGCCAACCAGCTCATATAGATCAGCAACAGTAGCAGCATCATAAGAAGCAACCAACTCGTAAAGCTTGTGGATAACAGCTTCAGCGTCACCACGCGTTTCCAGTACAATATCTTCGTACGTAGACGGAGCATTGGGCTTTCTTTCTTGTGGTTGCATCACGACAAAGGGAGGAGAAGCGTTCCTATTGGCGTATCTTGTGTAATTGATGTTTCCTTGCTGCGGACGATAACCTCCACGACGCCTTGACGTAGAACGCACTTCACCGAAAAGCATACGCTCAATACCTTGAGTAATGCCATCAGCGATAGCGTCCTTAGCCGCGGGGATCATGATCTCGGTGAATATAAAACTGCCCACGCCCTTAACATCTCCCCCGATGAAGATCTCGGCAAATCGCCGACCGAATGACTTCTGCTTCCTTAGAACCTGCCCTTCTACAACCCGCTCAACCTTCTTGACTGGTTTCGGTTGCATTGGTTTCTGCTTGCTTACATGACTATTAGGTGGAAATTCATCCATCATTCTCCTAAAATTTAAAACCATAAGACCGTGTTAGGGTCTTAGAGGGTTGTGAGAAGGGTTCGGTGGTTACGCTGATGCGATATACTGCTGCCGGAACTGCCAGAAGATTTCTGTCAGGTACTTGTCGGTCACTTGCTTCAAGACTCCAGCAAGAACAGCCTTAGTCACCCACAAGATGAACTTCGCGATGATGTTCAGTGGGGTAACATAGGTGTTGATTGCTGCGTCTACAATGTAGTAAACTCCGACGCCTACCGCGAACTTGAAACCTTTTTCAGTCAAGTTCCAGGCTGGGGATTCGTTCATTTTCGTTTCCTTTCGGTTGGGTTCTCATTATAATCCGTGTTTCCTACGCGAAGGGCGCATGTTTTAGCCGGGGGAGACTCTATCGGCTGTCGTTTAAAATTGGCCACCGGAGTAAGGCTGAACCCGAGCCTTGGCCAATTCCCTCCTTGCTAGAAATATACTACTCAGGCAAACGGTTCAATGCGGCCAAAAGCTCCGAACGACTCATCTGCTCAGCCTCAACCTTTGTCAAAGGTTGCGTAGGAGGTTGAACAGGATTGACTTCAACTGCGATATTGCTTGGGACAATTCCCCGAATGAATTCTACAGCCTTATCAGCATTAGTAGCTAGCTCAATAAACAATTCGGAAAATGCATCCGTGTTGGCGAAGTCATCTCGGATTTGCTGGTTCTTGCGGAAGGTCCTGCCATCAGCCGAACGCTCGCCATATGCAAGCAGGATGATCTTCTTGAACACGTCAACAATGGCGGAAACATCTTTCTCTTCCACGATCTGCATAAGCATCTCGCTAAGACCGCCAGTTTCAGCCTCGATTTCCACCAGCTCCAACTTGTTCAAGTTGAAGTAGAATGTATCGGTGACTGTATTGCCGTCAAGATCTTCGAACGTAATATCTCGTTTAAGCACAAGTCCTCCAAATAAAAAACCTAAGACCTTGTTAGGGTCTTAGGATTATGGTTAAGTTAAGTTATGGTTAAGTTAAGTTATGGTTAAGTTATGGTTAAGTTATGGTTAAGTTAAGTTCTTCATTATATACGGTGTTTTCTACGCGAAAAAGAAAAACCATAAGACCGTGTTAGGGTCTTAGAGGGTTGTTGAAGGGATCACTCAGTGGGATTGGCGGTGTTCACGGTTGCCATAGCTTCCCAGGTTGCAAGCTCCTGCGCCATGTTCTCCTTCATCTTCTTTACTCGGTTGCGGACAAACAGGACAGTTACAACGGTGCCTAGTGTTAGGCCTGTTGCAATGGCTGCGTTCTTCGCCGTAAAGACGGTGTTGGAGTCCTTGGACTCGGTGCTCTCAACGGGGGTGCTGGTGGTGGTGGTTTCCATTTCAGTCTCCTTATAGAGGGTTGGGTTCTTCATTATAATACGTGTAATTCTTGCGATTTTAGTAAAGGTTTCTAATTGGCAATGCTGAATAATTAAGAACAATACAAGGTTCGTTGTCTTCTGTGATAGTCGCTGAAAAGTAGATCTCGAAAATATCGGTCCACCCGATCTCCCCGGAGAATTCTGTTGGTGGGATCCCAATTTCTTTATAGAAATCGTATAGACTGGCATAGCCATTCCTTAGAATGTTACTATTGATCTCATTCTGCTTACGCTTCAGGACATCGATGTTGCTCTTGAAATATCGACCTGTAATACTATCAAGACACAAGGTTCCTTCGACCTTGGTAAATATGACATTTGTCACAGGATTCTTGTCGACCTGTGCTTGCGCTACATCGTGTCGTACCTGCTCCTCTTTAGCCTTCCCGACACGCTCGATAACCTTCTCCCGATATTCTGCGTAAGCCCTTTCTGACAAAGAATATGCGGCGGCAAGGGCAGTGGCGCGACGGGTGCTGATTCGATTGGAGAATACGATTGCCGAGACAGTCAAAGCTCCGAAAACAACTGTCGGAATATAGAACTGCCAAACTGCTTTCAGATCTTCTTCGATGGATTGATCTTCTTTAGGAATATCCTTGTGCAAATCCTCTAGAATCTTAGCAGCCTTGAACGAGGCTTGCCCTGCAAGAACAGCCGTAGTTACGGTTCCTCCAACACCAACTACCGTGAGAATAAGAGGACTGTTGTCGATGAAGAACCGCTCGATTGTTTTGAGTTTAAGAGAAATCATCCCGGAACCTTTCGATGTTGTCACAATGCTCTTCAATGTACAAGTTCGCCAAAAACAGCAAGGTCAGAATGAAGAACCGATCAATTGTATTAAGAGAAGTCATCCCGGAACCTTTCAATATTGTCGAAATACTCGTCGCCCGTTTCTGTCGGGTACTTTTTTTCCACATACTCTTCAAGATATAAGTGCGCCAAATACGTCCATAACAAAATTAAAATTAGTAACAACAACCACAAGAAAATATCTGCCATAGCCGTTCCTTTCAAAATTTAAAACCATAAGACCGTGTTAGGGTCTTAGAGGGTTGATTGGGATCAGATCTTCAGAATAAGATGGGAGATCGTCTCCAAGAAATACTTTAAAGCCATCATGGATGCTGCAACGATCGCTATGAACACAATCTTTTCGTTGATCATTACACTGATTTGTGTAACGCTCAGCGAAGGATTGGGTTTTGCGAGGCTGTTATCCTGATAGTTCGTAGGTACAACTCGGACACGAACCTCTTTGTTCTTAAACATGAGGGTTCCTTTCAGTTGGGTTCTTCATTATAATGCATGTTTTCTACGCGAAAAACCCAAGCAAAAACTTCAATACAAAATGAAAAGCCTAGAAGGCATGTAAAAGTTTTTTAGACTAATACATGCCTTCTAGGAAACCTTTCAGGGGCTATGGTTCAACGAAGTTTCAAGAGGAACGAGATCATCTTGGTGGTGATCACATGCGTTTTCTCGAAGCTCACGATGATGAGCGCGACGATGATGTTTCCGCCGACAATATACAGAGTATCTTTGCTGACAGTGGCTGGTTTCGAATTGCATCTCAGCGTGTACAGCTTTTCGAGCTGTGTAACAATGGCGGCGTACTTATCCGTTTCGGGATCATGCGTCTGCAAGTCATCGAAAAGACGATCGATCGCCTTGTCAAGATCAGATTTCTGTTCCGGTTGTTTCTTGAGGTTCACAGATTTCCTTTCGTAGGTTCATTTAACTACGTGTAACCTACGCGAGTTAATATGACTTCTTGATTCCAAAAGTCACGTAGCGGAAATTCTTCAATTCCAAGGGATCGAACTCCATGTCTAGAGTAACTGCCCGCTCAGAACCCTCAATGCCAATGATGATGAACTCTCCTCCATAAACATTCTTGCTGAAGAACTGCTTCGCCTTCAAAGCAAACCAGAAATACAACAACGTAAGCAGGAGCATCCCAAACAGAGGAATCTGGTAATTGAAGTCATCGCCAGAAATAAGACTCCAGACGAACACTACAGATGCAATCAAAGCAAAAATAAACCGGTAGATGTCATACGTTTTTTCAAAAGACATTTTTCTCCTATTCGATAATACTAAGCGTTGGGTAACCCCGATCCCCTTCTACATCCTCGGTGCGAATATACTCGGTCACTTGCATGTTTTCTACAAAGTCAAATTCGGCAATGATGGAAATTTTATCTCCTAGGAAATAGTCCCTTCCATACACGTATTGAGAAGTTGGAGAAACTTCCCCATCGAACAAATGAACCTTCTTATGAGCAGCCAGCTCTTTTCGAGCTAATTCGGTAAATTGCTTTACGAAATCATCATTAGTCTGATTTTCAGCTGGAGAACCACCATCCATGAATAACTGCCTACGCCTTGTGCCGGCGATTGTCGTATCTGAGTTTGCCGAAGGAAATATCTCCCAAGCCCCGATCGAGGAGACAACCATAACAGAAGTCTTGTAATCCTTTATCGACTCCAAATATGATGGTGTTTTGAGATCTCCTGAAGAGTAATGGAAAATGACTGGCTTGCGATTGGTCTGATCTTTGGTCCGATTTACACCAGTAAAAATATCGAAGCGAAGCTCGGTTATTCCAGCTTTTGACTCAGAAAGCATATTACCTCGGCTTGTAGCTGCCGAAATATCAAAGTGAACAACTTTAGCAGTTCCCTCGGATGGACGAATGCATCGGATCCCAAGCTTGCCTAGATTCCCAAACTCAAGGAATTTGTCATAAACATTTCCGGCTTCGAACCACAATTCCTGTGGTTGCTCGGATACCGAAGTAGACAGCGAAACACAAACATTTTCTAAACCATACTTGTCCGAAATTACACCGACATCTTTAGACGCATCTTGGTTCCCCTTACTTACCAAATATGTCCAGATGAGAAATGCCATAGCTTCTGAATATCGGTAGTTCTTACGAACCTTCCAAGGCTTCTGGTACTCCAAAGCAAACATAACCCGGTTTTCCAAGAAAGATTCATAAGAACGTCCCGAAACCTCGACTATCTTAGTGCCTTCTTCATCCTCAGTAATATTGCAAGATTCTACAACCATTACTTCTTTTGAGTCTCGCAAGGATATAAATGTACCTACTGGCAACTTAGATTTTGTGTATTGGATTTGGCTGGATTTGAGCTTGAATTCGCTAGCTTCCAAATATCGCTCGGTCCAGATCATGGAATCATAACCCTCGACCAGCTCCCACGGCAAATATGTGCTAGGGTTGAGAACCATAACGTCCATCAGATCCCCCAATACCTAGGCGTGTAATGGAAATCTCGCCATTCAAACGTTTGAACATTCGTCCCGAAACGATTCGTGCCACTATGGAAAACGTGCCAAATCGAATCCGTACTCAAAGCGTGAATGATGCTTACTTTGTTTTCATTGTGAATGCGCCAAACACCTCTCGACCCAGGCTCTGTATTAATGACCAGACGATCACCATCTTTGAAGTCATACGTGACCTTCATTGGGCGGTTCAAATCGTCCGTCAATACGAATTGACTTGTATCGGCCCTGAACAAGATTTCCATGTAGAAAGGTGTCGGCGCAGTCCCAAGATTCTCGATATCGAATACCGCCAAATTCGCTGGTGCCAAACTTACTGAATCTGGAGCTAACAAATATGAGTACAGACTAGCAATTGTCACCTGGACTTCAGGCGTAGGACTGAACGGAGCAATCTCCAACTTCTTGACGTAGCCAGTCGTATAGGCCACGATCTGGTTCTCATTGAGAATTTGAATTGTAATTGCATCTGAGGTATTTGGCGATAGCAACCCGTAAAGCTCGCTGCGAAGGTCTGCGGCGGTTAGAGACGACCCGAAATCTGGATTCAGACCAATCCGAATCACAATTTCTCTATTTTGAGGACGTCTGCCCTGATAATATCCGCCAGCATTCAAAGTATTTGCGATGATGACGTCAATCTCAGGAGGACCAAGTCCATCTGCTCCCTTGAAAATATAAGGATCTGAAGGTAGAGCACCTACTACTGGAAGATTGGTTTCATGAAAGCCAATTAGCTTCAAACGTGTAAATTTCATACCTTCAATGCCTCCTTAGCCAAGGACAACTGGTTCTTAGTCTGCCGATAGATCTCTACAGTGGAAAGAGCCTTTGGCGAGGTGTTGGTCTGAGTGAAATTCACAACAGTTGAAGGTGTCTGAGTTGGGGTTGCCGTAGCTGTCTCAGCGACCGTCGAATCCGAAGATATAGTTGCCGCCTCGCCATAAGATACCCTTGCTGAAATCGGATTATCCGAAATAAGACTGTTGAGACTGCTTGCACCCTTCTTAGCCTCAGTCAAGTCGATAACAGGCCGAATAACAGGATTCGTATCGATACCCTTGCTCAATTCGGTGGAAATATTCGTCATGGTATTCTTCATACTATCCACAACAGCAATACCCATATTTTCCGCTGAAGATACCGCCGAATTTGCATTATTATCGACACCAAGAACCAGACCTTCCACAAGGTTCTCGCCAATCCCGATAAATACCCTAGATGGCGAATGCGAGTCGAAAATGCCTGTCACGGCGTTGATAGCACTATGCGCCATATTTGACACCGAATCAATGACCTCGCTAATACCACCGGTAATAGCTTGGATAACGCCAGAGATAAGTGATTTGCCAAGACGGATGCCAGCTCGACCAAGTTCTTCAGCATTATCTTCGATTGCATCAGCAATTCCATTGACCAAATCGATGACCATCTTAGCGCCTTCATCGACAATCATTGGAATACTTTCTTCAATTCCTCTAACAAATGCCAGAACAACCTCTACAGCTGAAGTAACAACATTGCCGATATTTGCTGCAATCTCATTCAAGAAACCAATGATCAACTGAAGTGCTGCCCCAGCGATCATGGGAACGCCTTCTGTAAGAACCCTAAGGATCTCTTGGAGAAGAACCATGAATGCTTCGCCAAACATAGGAGCCGTTTGAATAATCGCTTGTAAAAGCGCAGTTAAAATGCCGACCAAAGCTTGCACCATTTGAGGAGCCGTCGATGCGATTGCCTCGGCAACACTACCGATTACCGTAACCAAAGCTGCTGCAAGAGTAGGACCAGACATTACAATTGTCTGCAGAATAGCTACAAATGCTTCTGCAACTGCTTGCACGAATGCAGGCAACTGACCGATAAGCCCTGCAAATACGGCACCTATAGCCGCTCCAGCAGCAACGCCGACACTTGCGATAATAGACATTGCTGTAGCAAATACAAGCGCTGCCGTACCTGCAATGAGCATTGCTGCACCAAAAGCTGCTACTGCCGCTGCCGTTCCAAGCATAACCGGAATAATTGGTGTCATAAGCATTGCAGCGCCAGCCATAACTCCAAGAGCTGATGCTAATGCCAAGAGTGCTTTACCAATATCGTCAAGACCCATAGACCCCAACATCAAGAGCACTGGAGTAAGCAACATCAAAGCGCCCGCGGCTGCAACCATAGCCATAGATCCGCCTAGAGTCCCTCGCATAAGGTTCAACGAGGCTGCAAGAATGCCGAGCGAGCCAGCGAGTCCAAGAAGTGCCACGCCCATCTGCTCGATGGAAAGATTACCCATCGTTTGCAATGCTTGACCCATGATCGTCAAAGAGACGGATACGGCAAGGAGCTCGAATGAAATCTTGGCAATATTCTTGGGCATAATACGTACAGCGCCAGCCACCATAACGATTGCACCAGCAATACCAGCCAAACCAGTAGCCATGTCTGCGAAACTTAGCTGCCCGAGCATACTAACTGCCGCAGCCAGAACACTCAGCGAGGATGCCAAGAACGAGATCTGCATCGAGACCTTAATGGCATTTTTAGGAATGAGTCGCATAGCGATAGCTGTTGCTGTGATAGACGCAGATATAGCGAACAGACCAGTAGCAATCGTTCCCATGGATAGTTCACCCATGGTTCTGACAGCGCTAGCCATAATCATGAGGGCTCCACCAAGAACCCCTACCCCAATAGCCGTGCGGATAAGTCCCTTAGAACTTGCAGCAAGAGGCTTGATCATAAGCGAAAGGCCGCCCATAAGGGCCATCAGCCCGGTCATGCCTCGTACAAGTTCGCCCCAGTTCAAACTGGCAAGACTTCTGATTGCAAAGGACATCACAAGCAATGCAGTAGCAAGTGCTGTAATACCAACCGCCACAATATCAAGCTTGATGGACTTGACTACCGAAGTGAACTTATTTAGCATGTTGAAGCCGATAAGCAGTTCTCCGAAAGCAGCCCCGACTGCAGTCAATGCCGTCGTTAGCCGTACCGGGTCGATCGCAGCAAGAACCACAATTGCGGCTGTAAGAACTGCAAGAGCCTTTGCGATCTCCATCAAGGCTTCTGCTTTAACCTTGCTTTGGAATGCCTGAAGAGTACCAGAAAGTCCTTCGAAAATATCGTTTAGATTACCAACAATATCGTTCAAGCCTTCGACATTGAATAGCCCACCCTTGAAGTCCTTCATGAAATTGTGGGCCATGTAGGTCAATGCTGCGAACAAACCAGTATTGATCGTGCTAAGCACAGCATCAAAGTTGATTCCCTGGAAAATATCAACGATACTGTGACCAAGTTCTGTGAACAGGTCCACAACCTTCTGAACAGTAGGCTCGATTGACGCAACAAATTTGCCGAAAACATCACCGACTGTCGTTACAGCATTTCCTACAAGGCTTAGACCCTTCTCGGCCTCTTCGCCAGACTCTCCGATCTTACCGATGGAATCTGAAACTGTATCAGCGTCATCCTTCTTGAATCCAGAAAATAGACTGCTCATAGCATTCGCGAGCATTTTAATTGCGTTGAGCGGAATTACAAGGATATTCCCAAGGACTTCAAAGAATTTAGTAAGGCCCTCGCCTTCACGAAGTGCCGTATCAATCGAGACAATAAAATCGCCAAGACCACCAGTGAAGTTCAGAATTCCTTCTTCACCGTTACCAAGAGCTCCAAGCATCCTGCCAATAACACTCAGGAAACCCTCAATGACCTGCTTGACAATATCGAATGCTGCGAATAGCCCAGCGAAAGTCCGCTTAAGGCCATCTGCTGCAGCATCGCTGAGCTTGAGCCCGGCTGTAAAGTCTGCAAGAGCCTTGGTCCCGTCGTAAAGCTCTTGGGCAGTCTTCCTAGGAAATATCTCTCGGAAAGCTTCCTTGATAGGGGTCAATACCGACATCAATGCATCGAATGAGTTCTTGAGAGCATCGATCATAAGCGTTCTGCCACCAAGATCTTTCCATCCGGAAAGCATTTGGTTTCTGGCTTCGGCCGTTTCAGCAATCATGCCGCCAAGAACGTTGTTGATGTCAGTCCAAAGGACTTTTGCTTCCTCAAAGTCACCAAATACAATTTCCCAAGTCTGAGCCCACCCAGAGCCTGCAGTCTCCTTAAGCGTACCCATAAGTTGAGAAAATGTCTTGACCTTGGTAGCCGCATCAACAGCAGTCTCGCCCATTTTTGTGATGGCGACAATCTGCTCTTCGGTATAGCCCATTTGCCGAAGTTGCTCTTCGCTAAGATCTCCAGTGAACTTGCTAAGTGTTTCTAGCAAGATTTCGCTACTCAACCAGCCAGTCGTCAATGATTCTCGGAAACTACCTTCTTTAGCGATAATATCGTCGATGGCTACGCCATGAACACGAGCCGTCTCTTTCAATGAATCTTGGAATACCTCACCACCCATACCTGCATTGACAACTGAGTTCCAGTCCATCAAGTGGACCGTACCGTTAGCAATTGCCTGCGAGAGTTGGTACATCGCTGTAGCTGCTTGCTGAGAATTAGAGCCAGAAACAGCAGCCAAGTTAGAAATACCCTTGATAGCCGAAACTGACGTATCCAGATCAACGCCTGCAGCCGTGAATGTCCCGATATTCCGGGTCATCTCACCGAAATTGTAAATTGTCTTGTCAGAATATTCATTCAATTCGTCAAGAGCATCATTGACCTGATCCAGCGTAGTGCCTTTAGAACTGGTGTTGGCCATGATGGTCTGGACGGAATTCAGTTGAGTCTCATACTCATGGAAACCAGCAATCACCGGATCAAGCGTAAAAGATTTGACCAGCTGAGCTCCAGTGGCCATCGCTTGAGTGGTAATGTTCGACAATGCTGTAATAGCCACGGTAGACATGGCCATAAAACTCTTGGATACGCTAGTTACGCTTCCCTCAAGAGGACCAAGATTGATCCGCTTTGCAGCGGCGTCCAACTCCCCAAAACTAGCAACAGACTTGCTTACATCCGTGCTTTTCTTGAGACGATCCATGCTGTCGATCGTCTGTTGGACACCCTTTTGGAACTGAGCATTGTCGAACTTCATGCTAACAATGCGATTGTCAACACCACTCATGCCGAAGTCACCTCTTTCCACACACTGTCAGCGATTTTGTCAAATATAGGCTTTATAGCTGGGTTGATGAAGTCGACACCATGGACGTACCCACCCGTCCCGGTACCATGTCCGTATTGGAGCAGAATAACTAGGGGAACACCACCGACAACGTGCCTATTAGTCCAAGTGATGGAGTATGAACCGTTAGTCTCCGCGATGGAGTATTCCCAACCAGTAGCAGTCACACCAGTATCTTGAGGCGTTGCGCGGGCCAGAGCATCTACTCCTTCTTTCGCGTATCGCTCAAGATTCTTGAATATGCTTCGCTTAGACATCTTAGACAGAAAACGTTCCGTATTCCGAAAGTCTCCAGTCGATTGGATAACAAGCATTGCTGCTCCGTTCAACGTTAAGAAAGCCTATAGACTCCATTTACTGTGGTTTCTACTAGACGAGATGTCGGCAATGCTGAATAAAGCCCGTAAATATGACTTGGGGCCAGGTCAGATCCTCCGGGGGTTAAAGTGGCTATACCTGTCGAAAGATCTGGAAGAATCCCGAAAGGACTCCAATTAACAATAAGGCCAATCAATGTTGTTATGGATGGAAGTTCAGCAACAGTAGCCTCAATCCAATTAACATCGTTTCCATCTAGAATACCAAAATTGGCATCTGGTTCTTCGCTTGTTCCACCATCGATGAAAAATGAATCTACCTTGGAAGGAGAACCACCATCGATGATTTCTTCTTCCATGCGATCGTGACCGTAGAGAAGCAATTCGATTTTCGCAAGGACATCTTCTTGCAAGTATCTTGAATCCAGAATAACGTGCGAAGTAGCTCGATACTTCTCGATTCGAACAGGAAGCCCAGAAACAGACCAAGCAAAATTCACTGGTGATGGTAAATTACTCCCATTTTGAAAGTTTCTGGGCTCTGATCTAACGGTAAGATTGTAAAGTAGATGAATCTGGTAATCGTTTCCCAAAGGCGATGTTTCAGACCCTAAAAGTGTCCTGTAGCTCAAGCCAAACATCTTGGGGTTCTGATTGTCGACGAACAGTGCTCCATTCAACGAGCCGTAACCATCGTAATCCATGAATTCGTCTGGATAAGTGAAAGCTACAATCTTCGCGTTGAAATCTCCAAAACCGTAGAGATCCAAGTACTTATCGCCGTCTTTATACAATGGAGTGGTCTCTTCCCCAGTGAAAGTTTCCTCAACAGACAAGAGACCATTCCAAGCAACACCTGTGTTATCCGACAAATAGAGAACGCCTCTATCGACACCAGACTCGAAGAACCGTTTAGCTGTTTCGTCCCATACCAGTCTAGCCATAGAAACTCCTCATAACGTTTATCCGGCTACATGCGGCAAGCCATCATCATGGATCGTATAGATGTTGGCTGGGAACATCTTAGCCCTTTGCGAAGGGCCTAGATACGACTTATGGACCGGATCCGGAGTGTCTCGGCAGATCTGCTCCTGCCACTTGCAAACTTCAGCTTCAGTCATGTCGAGATACTTGCCCGTGATCGGAAGATTGACTCCACCACGAAGAGGGATCCGATTTAGTCGATGCTGAAGTTCCTTGACAGTGTCAGACGAAGTATCTCCATTCGACGGTTCACCGAAACCGAGCTTGCTCGTGTAGATGTCCTTGGTCACGTAAGGTCCATCGTTTGCAGGATGCGACGGTTGAGCTGGCTGCCAATCAAGAACCGGTTGAGGATTCTCATGAATTCCGCAATGCCAAGTATTCTTGGTACGAGGCATGTACTCCATATGGAGATGCGGTCCAGTTGCATTGCCCTCTGAGCCGACAGTCCCAATATAATCTCCAGCCTTCACGCGAGTCCCATCTGGGAGCCGGCTACTAGCATGGGCGAAAAATACTTCTCCATCACCGAATGGCTGTCCCTTGTCTGGACTAATTGCGAACTGATGATTGCCAAACGCCGATCCATAAGATCGATGCCGAATCTGTCCATCAATCGGAGCATAAATATGCGTTCCTGATGGACATGGGAAATCTACTCCGGTATGGATTCCATTTCCGCTTCCATCTCGAAGACAAGACCAATGCCTGCCACGAACTCCGAACCTTGTCGAGATACCAACACCATGAATAGGATACATTTGATTCCTTTCGGTTAAGGAAGGTAACTTCCGGCCCAAGCAATAGCTATGTACGACTCTGAGATTGTCATGGTATTATCTGTACTGAAGTACCATAGAGACAAAGTAGCAGAATCCCCTTCACCAGTAGATGTTATAATGGAAGAAACGTGAGAACGACCTGCGGATCCATGAACCGTTGACCCCCAAAACAAATTTCCGTTCTTTGTTCCAATTCCGACATTGAAATTGCTATTTGGGCCAGCACTTCCAGAAAAACTAGCGTGACCGCTGACATTGTAAACACCCTTTGGGATCTGCAATACATGGTTTGTTGAATCCCAAATAAAACCGCCAACAATCTGCTTAGATGATGGCTCCGCTGCAATTCTTGTACCCGTATTAGGATTTGTGCCCAAATTTGAAATTGCACCAAACTTGATCAATGCAGTTGGAATAGCCCCACCAAACGGGTACCAACCAGCTGCTGAATGATAACCTTGATGTTGCTTTAAGCTGATGACATAACATGTATCGCCGTCGCTTGGGCTTGGCAACGACGCATCCCGTTCGGCTGGCGTAGCATAAATATGATCTGAAGCAATGGGATCCCACAACGAAGTTGGTCCATTGTAACGTTCTAGACGATTTGTCGTAGTGTTGGCAATTACTCGTCCATTCCAAAGTTCTGCCGGAGGCAAATTGTCCCGCTCAGAATTCGACAATGGGGTAATTGAGTTGCGCAACTCTGGAGCTACGGACAAAGCTCGACGAACTTCTGGAGGAAAATTATAGTTTTCGTCGATTGCTGGATAGAGGCTGTAGGGCATCAAGGCTCCAATCTAAATATACCAGGTTTGCTTGTTGGTTTGAGCTTACTTCCTGGCAAAGTTGAAAATATACCTTTGACTCCGGTTTGGTAAAGATCTCCGTAACCAAGCACTAGATCAGCAAGCCCATTGTTCCAATGAGGAATAAGAATTTGCGGTTCCCAAGAACCACTTAGGCTCAACAGTTCATCTGGATCCGGGATCCTAGGGTTTTGATCTTCGTAACCATACAGAATATCCTCGATTACTTGCAGAGCTTTTGTATTCAGCTTTGTCGAGTCGAGAATATAATGCGCCGTCGGCCTGAAATTGGCTGCTTTTTGCGGAACAGCACTGAACTCCCAAGAAAAAGTCTCAGCTTTCGAGGATCCATCGGTTGTAGAATATGATCTATCCACAGGAATAGCAATAATGTTGTATACGAAATGAATCTTGTACCCATCTATTCCGCCTTGGAACGTTCGGTACGAAAAGTTGAATCTAGTCTTTCTCTGCTTTGTCAAGATAAAGCCGGGAACAACTGAATAGTCACCGATCGCATCAGAAAACATCGGAGGCGGACTATATGCTGTAACTTTCAAACCAAAATCGGTATAAGCCTTAACATCGAGATATTTGGTACCCTCGAAATATAGAGGCGTAACCTCTCCTCCAGTCGAAGTCTGCTCAACCGAAATCAGGCCATTCCAAGCAAACCCCAAATTCGGGTAGGGATAGTAAACACCACGGTCGACGCCATACTCGTACCGGTTTTGATTGGGTTCGTTCCAAACGAGTTTCGCCATGACTCTCCTTTCTACCCGTTAGTCCCAAGCTGAGCTTTTCTTTGCGCATTCAAAGCTCGGTTGTGGGCCAAGATTTCGCTTCTTGTCATCTTCTTCGGTTTAGCGTTCTTGATCGAGAATATACGAATCAAAGTGAACAAACGGTTTAGGTGCCAATGCTGACATTCGAATGGAATGTTTAGGGTTATCATCCAGTAATAGATCAGCTCGGCAGTAATAACTTCTCGGCTCTTCGGCATCTGTTTGAGCTCGTTGAACCAAGTAGCAGTCATCTTTGCTTCGATGTAC